GCGGCAATCGCATGAGGCGTTTTATTATTCCATACACATAACTTTTCGACTTTAGCTTCAGTAAGATATGCAATCCTCAGGGTATCCTTCATCCTTTCAATCGCTTTTTTTTGTGAATCTATATGTTGACTACCTGGTACTTCTACTTGAAAAGTTGCACCATTCTTAAAAGTAATGATAGCCATCTCTCTTTTTCCAGCTAGAGATTCTGTATACGAAAATATCTTATCATTTAGCGTATGTATTTGTGTGTTGTGGTATTCTGCACACAAATCAGTAATATTTTGAGGTGTTCCATGTGCATATGCTGAAGATAGTAAAACTGTAAAAAAAACACCAAATTTTAATTTAATCATAATTCATCCTTAATTCTATTATGTGTATCAATATCAGATTGATAGCCTGAAAATATTTGTCTTTTAACTTTAGATTGGTATTCGTCAAGGAATTTTACACCTAGACTTTGGGTTTTTTCATCGCAAGTATTACTCATCGATGATCTTGGAGCATTCCCACAACCCGGCGG